CGTTGGCGGCGGGTGGCACGGGCAAGGTGAGCACTTCGGCCCGGCCTTCGCCGTTGTCCGCAGGCTTGTCCGGGGTGACGAGTTCAAGGCGGTGCTGCCGCTCCTCGGCTGTCATCGGGCGGCGGCTGATTTCCTTGCCCGTCACGGAATCGCACCATACGACCTCCATCGTCGTCCGATCTTCAAAGCGGTCGCAGGAGACGGTTTCAAACCGTTTGCCGGAACGGTATTCCGCTGCCGCTTCCGCAGCCTTGGAGACGGAAAGGTCGATGCGTGCCTTGTAGTCCTTCTTCACGGCGAGCAGTTCCGTTTCCAGCTTGTCGCGTTCGCGCAGGGCGTCCGCCATTTCGGAGCCCAGATCAAGGAGCTGTTCATCGGTGAGATCCACCAGCACCTCGATGTTTTCCCGCCCGCAGGCGCGGACGTCATGCGGCCCCGCATCGTCCGGGATGAGCCCGGTGTCTTCCCACGCCTCGCGCAGGATGTCGTAGGCGATGGTGTCGCCGACGTCTATGTCCTCGGCGTCATGCAGGAAGGCGTCGGTAGAGAGTTCCGTACCGTGGCCGTGTTTGTCCGAGACGATGCAGCATTCGCCGTCTTCGGAGAACTCATGGATGGTGAGGGTGACGCGGACGTAATCCGTGGCGTCCTGTTGTTCCTGACTCATGAAAAGTCCTTTGCCGGGGTACATGCCCCCCGGCGGGCTCTATGGGGACGGCGCGGGAGGTGGGCGCCGGAGGGTTAGAAAACTGTGACCAGGCCGACCGTGCGGAGCAGGGCAAGGGCCTCCTGTACGGTATCCTCGTACTTCGGCGCGTACTTGACGCTGAGGGTCAGGGTACAAGCCACGTTCACGGGCGGGGCGAAGGGAAAGCCCTCCTCCTGCTCAATGAACGAATCGGGGCGCGGATCCGCAGGTTTGACGACGGGGGTGGGCTTGCTCTCTTCGCGGGCCTTGGCTTCCGCCGCATACGCCTGCCCGATGATGCCCGCGGCGTCCTCGCCGGAAATATCCGGCGTCAGGCAGGCCGCAAACTTCGACAGGGGAAGCGCGAAACCGTGTTGTTCCGCCTGAGCCTTTGCCGTGGCCTCCACCAGCGCGATGCGGTCGGCTTTGGCCTGTTCCATCCGGCGGGTTTCTTCGCACTCCCGCTTGTATGCGGCGATGATCCGTTTGATATCCTCGTGGATCTCGGCTTGCCTCGTGGATTTGTTCAGCCATGAAGGGTTGATGGGGATGTCCAGTTCCGGCACGCCTTCACAGCTCTTGATGTTGTCGACGACACACTGGACGGCTGCGCGTCGGCCTTCACGGTCGCGCCGCTCGAAGTCCTTGACCTGCGTGTCCAGCGCAGCGCGGGCATCCACGATGCGGGCGATCAGCGCCTTGACCTCGGCGTCGAACCCGTCCAGCGGCCCGGCAATCCGCCGCTTAATGTCCTTCCGGGCGTTGTCCATCCGTTCCTTGAGCCTGTTCAGCCCCGCCATTTCGTTTTTGATGGCGGGCACGTCGGCTTCCTGTACCTCCAGCCCCGCATACTGGGCTAGGACGGTATCCAACAGCGTGGACACGGCGTCCTTGTCCCATGTGATGACCAACGGCGTCGCGGTGACGTTCAGGTCCAGCAGGGCGAGCCCGGCGGGTTGCTCCTGCGCGGGCGGGAGGGCTTCCAGAATTTCTGCGGTCTGTGCCATATTCTATCCTATTGGTTTTGCCTAAAAAGGCACGTCATCGAGGCCGGAGGCTTCGGAAGGGAAGGCGGGGCCGAGGTCTTCATAGTCGGCGGAGTGCCGCCTCTGTGTCTGGCGTCCGCCTCCCTGTCGGCCCTGTTGCCCGTCGCCGTCCGCCTTGCGGTCGAGGAACTGGACGCGCTGCCCCTGAATCTCGGTGACGTAGCGGTCCTGCCCTTGCTGATCCTGATACTTGCGGGTGGAGAGCCTGCCCTCGATGAACACGAGGCTCCCCTTGGCGAGGTACTGCGAACAGGTTTCGGCCTGCCGGTCCCAAAAGACGACCTTGTGCCATTCCGTCTTGTCGACCTTCTCGCCCCGGTCGTTGGTGTAGCCCTCATCCGTAGCCACGTTCAGGCTGCATACGGGCTTTCCGGCCTGGGTGTAGCGCATCTCGGGATCGCGCCCGAGCCTTCCGATGATCATCACCTTGTTGAGGCTGCTCATACAATCTCCTGCTGAGGGAAAGAAAAGCCCCGCCTGATTATCAGGGCGGGGCTGTTGTTACGCGGCGCATTCCTTGTCCTGCGCTTCGATCTTGCGCTGCCGTTCCCGGTAGGCGGCGTAGATGGCCCCACTGTCCGGGTGGTTTTCCGGGATGCCGAGCCGGGTTGCCGCCTCCTTGAGCGCGGTTACGGTTTCCGCCGCTTCAAAGGCGGCGATCACGGCGTCCAGCGGCACGAATTCGGGCGGGGTTCCGGCTTCGGCTTCGGCCTTGGCCTCGATCTCCCGGCGCTTCTTGCCGAACATGTTCTTGACCGCCTCGTAGTCGGGGTGTCCCTCGGTAATCCGATGGCGGTTGTAACAGGCGACGAACCCCGCACAGTCCCGTACTTCGCTCAACTCCTTAGCGAGGGCGGCGAGATCCACACGCTCGGGCTTGGGCTGAGGGGCTGGCTCGGGAACGTTACGCCGGGGCTGTTCCCGGTCATCGTCCCGCCTCCATGCGCCTTCCCCGTCGTCATCGTCGTCGGCCACCACGCCGACCAACGCCGAAAGGGAATAGCGCCGGGCGTAGGTGATGGCGCTTCCCATTGATTGGATGGCGTTCTTGGAGCCTGTATTGTCGTATGGCATCCTGCATTCCGATGCCAGCCATTGCCCCGACTCGTGCATCAGCATCGTCCTGACGTGCGCAACCCCTTCCGAGGGGAGGACAATCTGCGCGATGGAGAGGCCGTGCTTCGGAAGCACCTTGCGGACGGCGTCGATCATCGCCGTCAGGTCAGCGTATTTGCGCTTGAGCTTTCCCTCCTTCCCGACGGCGGCGGTGGAGTTCTTTTCTGCGGGTTCAAGCTCGCCCTGCGCGGCGGCAAGGGCCTTCGCCAGTTCGTTGATCTGTTCGCTATGGGTATCGCACATATACTTACTCCCCGCCTTCTTCCGTTTCCGTGTGCTTGCGCCGGTTCCGCGCAAAGGCGGCATTGCCCGCCGCGATCATGAGTTCCTCGTCCGTCCAGTCCCCATCAAGTTCGGGGTAAGCGTCGTCCGTCCAGTTCATCACGGATCTCCTGCAATTCATTGGCGATGGTCAGCAACCTTCTTCTCATTGCCAAATCCAGTTTTTGTCGGGCGCTCAGGTGTCCCGCCTCATTGTTGCATGAGGCACAGGCAAGGGTCAGGTTCCGCAAGCTGTCCAGTCCGTTTCCGGCAAGCGGCACGATATGTTCCACGGTTGCCGTCTCGGGGGTCAGGACCCGCCCGCAGTACATGCAGACCCAACCGTCCCTTTCCGCGATGGAACGGATCAACAGGTTACGCTCGCGGGCATTTCGGGGCCTCCGCTCACGTTTTCCCCCGCCCTCCCACTTCCGCTGATCAAGAAAGGCGTTGAAAGCATCCTGCGCCCCGTTGATTCCTTTTGTGATTTCGCCGTCTTTGTTCCTGTAGAGCACGGCGATTCCGAGTTGTGTCGTAAAGCGGATAACTTCATAGTCATTCGTCGTGGCAAGCACCTCGGAACCATGAGCGAAGAGCCAATCTGAAAAACGCCGCAGCATTTTTTCGTTCATTGCCCCGCCTCCATGACGAGCGGCGTCATCTGTTCAAAGAGTTCCCGATCCTGCCGCTCAAAATACCCCGTGAGAAGAAAACAGAGAGCGACGATAAGAGCCGCCAGCCACGGGCGGCTCCAAAAGTTGAAGTTGAGGAGTACCGCCCATAGCCGTTTCCAGATGTCAAAGTTCATGCGGCCGCCTCCAGCCGTTCAAGAACAGCGTCGATTCCGCCGTCCTCGTCGATGAACTGGCAGTTGGTGATGGGCCGCGTGGGGACGAGTTCCCCATCGTCCCATTCCGCCGCCCGGAGGCTCCAGCCCTCCCGTGTCGCCTTGAGGAACGACATCACGGCTGCGGGTGAATTGAAAAAGTGTCTGACCGTTCCGCCGTAGAGCGAATTCCCGGTTTCGATGCAGAAGAATGTGGTGGTCATGCGACCCTCCTTGCGTCGAGCTTTTCAATCCACAGGCCGACGACTTCGGCATCGGAAACATGCCCGGCGCGTATATCATCATAGAGCGCGATGAGTTCCGCCGCGTCGCATTCCCCGCCGCATTCCGGGCAGGTGAACAGGCCGTTTTCACAGGTGAGGCTGTGGCGTTCGCCCTGCTCAAGGCAGTTGGGGCAAGGGAAATGCTCCCGGCTCAGGGCCGTGTCGCGTGCCAGCCGCGCGGCAAGGTTCTCTTCCGCGTCGCGCTCAATGGCGCGCATGATGCAGTCTTCCGGGTGATAGCAGGTTCCAAAAGCCCCTTCACGTCCGCAGTTCGTGCCGTAACACATAGAAATACCCTCGTTTTGATGTTTGGCTTGGCGTCCCAAACCCAATGAAAAAGCCCGGTTGGTTCCGGGCTT